TTAGTTGGGCAGGTATTCCAGGGGGTCAACAGTGGAGCCGTCCAGCGACATGCTGAAGTGCAGATGGCTGGCCAGGGCGCTCTCGGCGATGGCGGTGCCGCCCACCGAGCCCAGCACGGAGCCGGCGCCAACCGTGTCGCCCACCGCCACCGTGGGTACGGAGGCCAGGTTGGAGTAAGTGCTGGTCAGTCCGCCGCCGTGCTCCACCACAACGGTGGTGCCCATCATGGCGTCCTGGAGGACGGCGGTGACCGTCCCCGCGGCGGCCGCCTTGACCTCAGTACCGGCGGCGGAGGCGATGTCCAGACCGTCGTGGGTGCGCCAGTCGTCCATGGTGGGATTGTAGGAGAGCACCTCCAGGCTGTAGTCCGTCAGAATATCTCCCTGTACCGGCCAGGTAAAGACGGTGGGGGCGGCCTGTGGAGTGGGCTGGGGCGTGGCCGACGGCATCGCCGAGGGCGTGGCCGCCGGTACAGCCGGGGACGCGGGGACGGTGTGCTCCGGCGCAGGGGTGGCCGCCGGGCGGTTCATGAGGCCCGCGTCCACCGGCGTGGGCCGGGGAGAGGGGGTGACGGTGATCTGGGCGGTGCCCGCCACGGGGGCGTCCGGCTCATCCGGGGTGAGAGAGGAAAAGAGATAATAGCCCGAAATTCCTATTGCGGCGACGCAGAGGAACAGGACTATGTAGAAGCCCTTGCCCTCCAGAAAGTCGCCCATTCGTTTCAAGAATGGTTTTTTCATGCTGTTTAGCACCTCCGAGCCTATTGTGGACAGGCCTGGGCTTGGATATACATGGAAAACAAAAAAATTTCCCTTGACCTTCCACGGGGTGCAGGGTGTATTAAGAGAACGGCGATTTAAGAAAATTTTAACCAGGTGCGGCTCTGGAGTGACTGGAACTCTAAGCGTGTAGGCAAAAAATGATACTAGCTCGTTACTAATACGTTACTAACGGCGGATTCCTGGTGATTTTGTCAGGCCAGCTTTTTCACCTCTTTGGCGAGATCGGCGGGGGTGGGATGAATGTAGGTGGCGGTGACATTTCCCTTGAGGGAATGCCCCAGGAGCAGCTTCACCTTGATCTCGTCCACTCCGGCACGGCTTAGAAGGGTGGCGAAGGTATGGCGGCACCAGTGCGGGGTGGCCTCTGGTATGCCGAGCTGCTCTACCACTGGGGTAAACACCGAGATGCGGTAACGGTCGGAGGACATGCCTTTTTCCGCTGACAGCCATTGTTGCACGTAGGCGGAGATCTTGGGGTGGATTGGGATAATCCGGTCACGGCCTGCCGCGCTTTTCACACCGCACTGGAGGTAGCCACCATCCTCGGAGCGGTAAGCGAAGGGGGTAAGGGACAAGAACTCGCTGATGCGCAAGCCGGTATAGCACAGAACCATGGCCTCTGATGCGCCGGGAAAACCGGCCCGCGCCAGCTCCTCCAGTTTGGCAAGCTGGAGATCATTGAGCGCCCCCTTTTTGACCTTGATGTCGACGGTGGGGATATCCAAATAACGAGAGTAATCTTTCCCGATAATATCACGTTTCATGGCGTAGGCGTGCAATGCGCGGATCAAAATTGCATCGTTGTTGATGCTGGACTGGGAGCGGCCCTCGTCCTCACCCTCGTCCAGGATGGCCTGCCACTCGTCCAGGGTAACGCTGCGCATTTTACGGGCGGCGTAGCGAGAGACACGCTGGTTCCAGGATGCCTTGTGGGAGGCAACAGAGGATTTCCCGCTCCTGGGGTACTCCCGCTCCGACCAAGCGGTATAGACCTGTTCCACGGTCCAGGAGAGCATATCCGCACTGGGGGTCTGCCCGGCGGCAGCCTTGCGGTTATACTCCTCCAGCGCCTCCTGGGCTTCCTGGAGCTTGGCGTGGTAGCTCAGCGCCACCTGGCGCACGTAGCCGTCTTTATCCCTGGCGGAGATCTTCACGATATAGGGCCGCCGGCGGTTGCCTGAGAGCTTTACAATGGAGCCGGTGCCGTTTGCACGTCGCATGAGTAGGCCCCCTTATTTTTTGGCATGGCTGACAATCATCTCGGGCGGATTTAGGCCCCAGGAGACTTGCAGGGCGCTGTCCTGCCCCAAAATGAGCTCCCGGCTGTAGACACCGCACTCCACCCGAACGAGGCAAGAAGGGGCCTCCAGAGACGTAGAGACGCTACCGCCGGGGCCGATACTGCCCAGGAGCTGCCCGTCCACGTAGACGGAGACGCCGGTGCTGGCGAGTTCATTGTTGACCTGCATCACGGTAATTTTCATGGCGTTCACTCCTTGTGATGATACAAATGTTCGATTGTTGGTGTTTTAAGAGACCGGGGCCACGGCCCCGGCTCTTTGCTAGATATCAATCTTGGATTAAATCTGGAGATTGCTCTATACGTAATGTTTCCCTGTATTCCGCTGCGTCTGGCACGTCAACAAATTGCACAGTTGCATTGTGATTCTCCAAAACGAGTTTCTTGATCTCTTCCAAATCCACCTTAAAGAATTCCTTCCTAGGATTGACTTTATTGACCTGCCTCTTTTGAAAATGATGGTGCAATAAGGTTTCCAGCGCAGGTGCATCTTCAGAAAAGATCAGAGCATGCACATCGAACGGGAACGGGACAGAAGCGCTACTCAATTCACTTATACGATCCATTGGATCAAGTCGTCTAGTCATACCAATTTTAAATATACTTTCTCCAAAGGAGCCAATGTTCGAAATAATATATACAAATCCGGCACGAGTATTTTGCTCTCGTTCGAGAACGTTTTCCTTGTCAGAGGCCAATGCTTTTAGTTTTTCTTCTAACTCTTGAATTTTATCTATATAAAGTTGCTTCTCAACATCATCCTTTGCCTTTTGCATATAACCCATAAGCTTCTTCACTTCATTGCTAAATTGAGTTTCTTCCTTCTCAATTTTCTGCTTTTCGCGTTCTATCTCCCGGCGGACCTTTTCTTCTTCAATCATTTGCTCACGAATGGCTTTCTTCTGTTCACGTTCTTCATCAACCTTGAGCATATAAGCATAGACCAGGCTCAATTCTTCTAGCTTCATGGAGAAAAAATTTTGAGATATCTGTACGCCATCTACTAGAAAGATTTTATTCAATGCATCATAGGAACGTTGTATTTTGGTGCGGACGCTATCAATATTATTTGGAGTAACACTCCCGATCAAAGAGACTGTTTCGGAATTAAAGCACCTCAAAATCTGCTTCTTTTGGCTCTCCAGTACACGTTTTGTTGCGCTGTCATTTGTGATAACAAGGGCATCCCCGGATTTCACCAGTTCATCTTCACGGGACTTTAAAAGAGCGAGCTTATTTTTAATTTCATCAGATTTCAGGTCAGAATAAGCGTCAACAGAAACCATCGCACACAGGCTATCCTGCTCCAGTATTTTCAATTCCTTTTGCAGGTTCTCCTTTTCTTCGGCAAGCTTTACAACTTCTTGCTCCGCCTTTTTTACACGTTCATCGGCGCTTTGGGTCTTTTTCCAGTAATAGTCCAACGCTTCGCGGTGTTTGGCCTCGTATAAACTGTCACCCTCACTTTTTTTCTGATTCACGTAAGCATCTGCGGCAGCCTTTGCGGCCTTTAGATTTTCATAACTCTTTGTTTTTTGCTTTTCAACCAGCCAAAGGATCAGGAAAATGACCGCCAGAATTACAAATGCCCACACACAAATCCTCTCCTATTTCTAAATTGTCGTGGTGTCCAAGTTGGACACATTCATAAGTATTGATCCACCGCAAGGTTGCCATGCTTATACCAGCAGATGGCCTTGCGGACAAGATCCTCAGTAACACCGAAACGCTCGGCTAGATCCCAGACCTCTGTGCAGCCCTCGTGCGCGGCGGCCTCCAGAGCGTCCAGGGGAAGGAACTGCTCGATTTCCCACTTGTCGGCCCGGTTCTCATGCTTTTTCTTTATATCGCAGGCCGCCCAGCGGTTATAGAAGCTGTAGGTCATACAATGACCGACCTCGTGGCCCAGGGTGGTGAACTCATCCGCTATAGTCTCGAATTTCCACGGGTCCAGCGCGATCGCGCGCCGGTCAAGCGATGGAATGAAAATCGAGAAGGACTTGGCGAAGGGCATGGTGTACCAATCTACATCAATCCCCTGATCCACGGCAAAATCATAGAGCTCATAAAGATTCATTCCTGGTCTTTCTTTTTCCTCCACTGCTCGGCCTTGAATCTGGCGTATTCGTACACGTCATCCCACAGGGCGTCTCTCTCCTCGGGGCTCATATCCATGTCCCCACCCATGAATGCCGCCATGATGGTGTCACGGTCCAGCTCGTCCCCATTCTTCGGAGCGGGGGCGGGCTCTTTTTTTTCACCAGTCAGTAAATACTCCACCGAGGTGCCCAGAACTTCCGAGATCTTGGCAAGCCGCTTTGTATAGGAGGCAGAGCGTCTCCGACGCCAATCGCTTGCGGTGTCATCGGAAACCCCTACGAGTTTAGCAAATTCTCGCTGCTCCATGGGCAGGCGATCGAGGATTTCAAAAATCCGATCAACCGTATCCACTTCGCTCACCTCCAAAACGTAAAATTTCCGGGTGTGTTTTTGTTTAAACTTACAAAACCGGAGTTTTTCCGAAAATCTTATTGACAACCGGAGAAACTCCGGCTATGATTTAACCACAGGTAAACAAGAGGGCGCGGCAACGCCCACAGACAAAGATTAGGGAATGATAAAGATGTTTTTGCGTCCAGAGCCTGATGTGCCTATTCGAGTCCTTGATATAGGATTCCCGGCTAGGAACCCCGATGCCGCCCTTGTTGAGAGGCAGAATAAGCGACATCCCGGTGGAGACGGGCAGAAAAGTCGGCGAGATATCCGGTCAATTCATGTATGTCTGGGGTGCCAGACTGCCGATAGGAAAGAGCCATCTTTGTCAGTAGTTGTAAGTGGTGTGATATTTCTGCGGACGCATAAAGCGCAGCGGTATGGGTGGCAACGACCAAAGAAGTGCCTCCAGTTGGAGGATCGTTGTAGACATAACGTACTAAGGCATCAAAGTACTGCTCATAAGCATCGGACATCTTCTGAAAATAGGCCGCTTTTAACTGAGAGGCCCGCTCATGGTAAGCGGTGAACACGACACCGAAAACAGAAATAATAGCTACTACATAGGGGGCAAGTTCCTCTGCCAAAGTTAAAAGGGTAGTAGGCACGTCAATCACATCCGCTTACATTACACTTCTAGTCAAATTTATCATACCACATCGAACAGTCTCGGACAACACCAAATTTGGAGGGGGTGAAGAGGTGAGGATCTGCGAGTTGATGGAGCAGAGGGGCATCCAGCGCATCCAGTTGGCCGACGCCATGGGGGTATCGCCTTCCTGCATCACCAAATGGGTGCAGGGGACGGCGCTGCCAAGCGCCGACAAGCTACCCCGGCTGGCTGCCATCCTGCAATGCAGCATCGACGCCCTCTACGGCCCCGAGCCGCCCGAGGGTGGAAACGGGGCCGCAAGCTGAGAAAGGAGTTGCTTATGATCCGTACACCGGAGCAGCGGCAGATTGCCCGCTGGATTGAGAACCATTATGACATTGACAAGGTGCAGTGCGCCGAGGTGGTTACCAAGAACGCGGTGCGCCTGACCCTTCGGGGCCACGAGCCCACCATCCTGATCCTCCGCCAGAATGGGCGGGTGGACCAGATTCCCGAGGCGGCGCTTTTCGAGGCGGCCGTCTGACCTCATGCCAATATTGTACCCCCAGGGAGGAGTGATTACCATGCCGGAGGAATACCGGAATATCTACAAAATCTGTCGAAAGTCTGCCGGTTTTACCCAGGAAGCGGCAGCGGAGCGGCTGGGGATCAGCGTGGAGAGCCTGCGGGCCTATGAGACCGGCCAGCGGGTACCGCCTGACGAGGTAGTGGAGACAATGTCGGACCTGTACAATGCCTTACATCTGATTGTGCGGCATGTGCGCGAGCGAAATGCCATGTACAGCCGGGTAGTACCGGAGGTGCCTCAGTGCTCCGTGCTGGAGGCGTCGGCTAAACTGACCAACCGGATCTATGCCTTTGCTGACAGCCACGCCGACCGGCGTCTCATGCAGATGGCAGAGGACAATGTGATTGACTCGGCGGAGCGCCCCGAGTTTGATGCCATCATGGAGGATTTACAGGGCATCGTGGAGGCCGCCATGGCCGTGCGCTACGCCAAACAGGGACATCTTGAGGAGGGTGTAAAGTGAAAAAGACAGCCAAACGGCCGCTCACGGACGAGGAGATCATGGCGTATGACAACGTGCCGATTGATGTGGCGGCCCGATACATAGGCTGGTCGTCCCCCACCATCTACCGCGCCCTGCGGGAAGAGCGGGCCCCCTTCGGCCTTGCCGTTTGCAGCGAAGAGACAGGGACGTGGACGTACAACATCAGTCCCGGCCTACTGGTGAAGTACAAGAGGGGAGACCTGCCTACCTACCGCCTCCGGGAGCTGGAGGAGGTCATGGTGCGCCACGTCCAGGAGGCGCTGGATCTGCGGCTGGCCGGAGTGTCGGCGCTCATGGGAAAGGTGCTGAGCGCATGAGCATGATACGGCTGGAGCTCAGCAATCGGGACTATAACACCATCGCGGAGGCCCTGCTGGAAAGCGCCCTGGACTGGGAGCACGCCGCGGACGAGCTTGGGCGTCTGCACCAGTTTTGCGCCCGGACAGGGGACCCGGCCTACGGGGCCAAGCTGGCCCGGCTGGACCGGGAACAGTACCGCCATAGGCGTCTCGCCCGGCGCAGGCGGGCCGTACTGGAGCGCCTGCGGAAACAGAAGGAGGCAGCATCATGCTGATGGAGCTGGATTATGAGACCGTGTCGGCGCTGGAGTCGGCGCTGATCGTGGCAGAGGACAGCAAGATGCGAGATGCCAAGGACTGGGCCAATATCGCCGAGTCCTTGGGGGCATCGGAACAGCGCCGGGCGGCGGATAATCTGGCGGCGTTTTGCGGGGGACAGGCTAACAGCTACCGTAAGGCCATGGACGCTTTGCAGCAGGCAAAAAAGAAAGGCCCCAGTCGCTCGGACACAGCGACCAGGGCCTAACGTGAAGACACCTGTATTATAGCACACAATTTTGAGTTGCACAAGGGGGTGGTGCGCCTTGATGGAGTTTCACTTCAACGCAGAGCTGGCCAAGCAGTACGGCGTGGATGGAGCGATTTTCCTCCACTGCATGGCGTTCTGGGTGGCTAAGAACCGTGCCAACGGGCGGCACTACCATGAGGGGCGTTATTGGACCTACAACACACTGGAGGCCCTGTCCAAGCTGTTCCCCTTTTGGTCACGCCGCCAGTTGGAGCGCATTATAAACGGGCTCAAGGAGGCCGGGGCCCTCCTGGCCGGAAATTTCAGCGAGGACAGGACCGACCGCACCCGCTGGTATGCCCTGGCTGATTGCATCCTGGAGGTCTATGGGGAAAGTGAGCCGCCCATTTCACGAAACGGTGAAATGCATTTCACCGGTCGGGGACAGCCATTTCACGAAACGGTGAAATGTAATAAGGAAACAGTTACTTACCAGATAGATCCCCCTAAGCCCCCAAAAGGGGGCCGGAGGGGAAGTGCAGAGCTGGATGGGGCAGTCAAGTCCCTGCTGGCGGAGTACGCTGCCGGAGACACGGAGCTGGCCGAGGCCTTGGATGCCCTGATGGAGATCCGGGCGGCGAAAAAGGCGGTGGACTCCACCCGGGCGGTGACCACTCTGCTCAACCGGCTGAACCGCCTGTCAGACAATTCGCGGGAAGTAAAGCTCCAGATCCTGGAGCAGTCCGTGACCAACAGTTGGAAGGGCATTTTCCCGCTGAAAGGCGGACAGGCCCAAACGAGAAAGGAGCCAAAACGATATGTCGAATAACACCCCGGAGCTCAGCGACGTGCTGCTCTACGACCCCGGCTACCTGAACCCCGAGTTGCCCACCGGGTTCTGGTTCTGTGCGGACCCGGAGGACGTGCTGGCCGTCCAGATCAACGCCGGATGCCTGCGGGCGTCGGCGGGGTGGGAGGCATTGAGCCGCCACGAGCGGTTTTTCCTCCAATTTTGCTACGTGCTGGTAGTCTGCGGGGACCCGGAGAAGCGGGCGGTCATGGTGCGGGAGCTGCGCCAGCGCCTGCCCAATGTCATCCTGCTGGCCGTGGAGGACAAGGGCTTCTGCCGGTGCAACTCCGTGCGGGACCTCCGGGCCACCTGCGGACTGCGGGCGGTGGAGCGGATGCTCCTGGAAGCGGTGGAGATCCCAGCCTACGGCCTCCTGGACCTGGCGGACGTAAGCGCGCCGGACGTGTCCAAACTGGACAAGGTGCTCTTCGGCATCTCCAACCTGGACCGGGCCACGGGCGGGGCCGTCATGGGGGAGCTGTCCGTCTGGACGGGCAAGAGGGGCGAGGGCAAGAGCACCCTGCTGGACCAGTTTCTGCTGGAGGCCATCGACCAGGGGCAGCCGGTGTGCGCTTACTCCGGTGAGCTCCCCGCCTGGAAATTCAAATACTGGGCGTCTCTCCAGGCGGCGGGCCCCAAAAACCTCCAGGTCCGCAAAGACCAGTTGAGCGGCCGGGAGATTCCGCACCCGACCCCTTTCGCCCAGCAGATGATCGACGAGTGGTGGCGGGGACGGTTCCTGCTCTACGACATCGGCACCAGCACCTACCACGACGCCGCCAATATCCTGCGGGTGTTCCGCTACGCCCACCGGCGCTATGGGGCTAAGGTCTACCTGGTGGACAACCTCATGACCGCCCGCTTCCGGGGGAACGACCGGGACTTCTACCGGGCGCAATCGGAGTTTGTTGCGGAGCTGGCCTCCTTTGCCCATGATAACAACGTCCACGTACATCTGGTCGCCCACCCGCGCAAAACCGACCGCATCTCAGATTCGGATGAGGTGGCCGGCATCGGGGACGTGACCAATCTGGCGGACAACGTCTACGTCCTGGAGAAGGAGGAGCGGGAGGACCGCCAGCAGGATTCGGTGCTTACGATCCTCAAAAACCGCTTTTTTGGGGAGCGGGGCCGGAGCATTGGCCTGAACTTCGAACGGAAAAGCAAGCGATTTTACAAGTCGGGGACGGGCAACCCGGACAAGGTGTACGGCTGGGCGCTGAGCGGGCGTCAGGCAGTTGTGGATTTGCCGGAAGGCGGAGAGGACCCGTTCCCGTAAGCGGAAGGAGGGCGTGCAGATGGAGAAGCGGCGGCTGGAGCTGATTGAGGCGGAGTGCCGCCGGCATGCCGCCCTGGCACGGGTGGACGCGGCCCGCCGGGCCGAGCATGAGGAGGTGGCGGAGGCCCTGGCGTGGGCGCTTCGCTGTCTCGGGAAGGAGGAGCCCATATGCGTATCGGTGAGGCTTACACCTTTGTCCCCGCCGCCTTCGGCGCGGAAATTGGGGGCAAGGACACAAAAACCATCCCCCGGCGGGTGACCGGGCATATTGAGTACATCAACCGGGCCCACCGCTACTTCACCGTCCGGGTGGACACCGGGCGGGGAATCCTGCGGGAGAGCTTCAAATTTTAGACCAGAGAAAGGACGATAAACGTGAAGACAATCGCCATTGTAAACCTGAAGGGCGGCGTCGGGAAGACTGTCACCGCCGTCAATGTGGCCGCCATCCTAGCCACCGAGTACGGCCAGCGGGTGCTGCTCATTGATGCAGACCCCCAGGCCAACGCCACCCAGTCCCTGCTCCCGCCGGGGGAATATAACACCCTGGCCGGGCTGCTGACCATCCCGGATGTCTACTACGACGACCTGCTGTATCACAGCAGCATCCGGGGCCTGGACGTATTGCCGGCCGACGACGAGCTGCGCAACCTGGACGTGGATCTGCTCCAGGGGGAGCGGCCCAACCTGCGGGCCATCCGTGACCTGCGGGACGCGGTGGCGGAGGATGACGCCTACGACTGCATCGTGATTGACTGCCCCCCCGCGCTGTCCCCAGCCTGCGCGGCGGCCATCGCCGCCTCTACCGACGTGGTCATCCCCATCAAAGTAGACGCTTACTCGGTCCGAGGCATGAATGAGCTGACAGCCCAGATTGACCGCCTGCGGAGCATCTACCCGGACGTGCATGTGGCGGGCTGCCTGCCCACCATGTGGTACCGCTCGGACACGGTGGAGCAGGGGGAGCGGCTGCTCCAGGAGCAGGCCCCGGTACATGTCTTTGCCAGCCACATCCGGCGCAGCCCCAAGGTGGACGAGTCCACCTGGACGGGGGAGCCGGTGGTGAGTTGGTCGCCCCGCTCCGCGGCGGCCCAGGATTACCGGGCCTTCGTGGCAGAGTTCCTGGAAGAGGGGGCGGCAAAGTAATGGCCAAGTTTGATATCACGGCCGCCTTTCAGGCCGCCGTGGGTACCGCCGGAAATGTGTCCAAGTTGGACACATCGCGGGAGGCCATCGAGTACATCAGCCTGGACAAGCTGGAGGCTGACCCGGGCAATTTTTACCGGCTGACCGGTCTGGAGGATTTAGCCGCAAATATTGAGTTGTGTGGCCTCCAGCAGCCTGTCCGGGTGCGGCCGACGGAGGGCGGGCGATATATGATCGTCTCCGGGCACCGGAGACGGGCGGCCCTGGCACTGCTGGCCAAAGAGGATCCGGAGCGGTGGGCGGCGGTGCCCTGCCTTGTGGAGCGGGACGAGGTGTCCCCGGAGCTCCGGGAGCTGCGGCTGATCCTGGCCAACAGCTCCACCCGGGTGCTCTCCCCGGCGGAGGTGTCCAAGCAGGCACAGCGGGTGGAGACGCTGCTGTACCAGCTCAAGGAGCAAGGCTATGCGTTTCCCGGCCGGATGCGGGATCAGGTGGCGGCGGCCTGTAAAGTATCCGCTCCCAAGCTGGCCCGGCTCAAGGTTATCCGGGAGCACCTGATCCCGATTTATTTGGAGCACTTCGACCGAAATGTGCTCTCAGAACAAACTGCTTACGCTTTGGCACGGATGGAGACTGCTCTCCAGGAACGGCTGGCGAACATGCTGCCGAACCTGCCCACCGGGAGCCGGGCGGAAGAACTGCTGGAGTTGGCCAAGGCCGGTACAAACTGGCGGCCTACCTTCTCCTGCCCCGACGGTAGTCCGTGTAAACGGGGAGACGCATTCCTACGGCATGACCTGGACTGTGGCTACGGTGAGCTGTGCAAGGGTGAGACCTGCTGTCTGGATTGTGCACGGGCTAAGGTTAGTTGCTACGCTTGTGAACGCATGTGCTCCAAGGCCAAGGCAGCCCGAAAGGCGCAGAGGGATGAGGAGGCGGCCAAAGAGGCCGAACGCGACGCAAAAATCCAAGAGAACATCCAAAAGAATGTGCAGCTCCGGGCCAAGAGGCTGGCCGCGGCCGCAGATGCCGCTGGGCTGGAAAATGAGGCATCCATCCTCATCTCAGAGTATGGACGGGGCCTGACAGTCGGGAAACTGCGGGATTGGGCCGCAGGCCACTTTGACCAGGATGATAGGCTGTATCCCAGTACCCTTAACGCTAGGGACTTCAGTGACCCGGTCCGGCTGGCCAAGGATCTGGGGTGCTCTACGGACTACCTGCTGGGTGTTACGGACGAGCTGACCGGCCCGCCGGCGGCCTCTACATCCGCAGCGAAGCAGGCCCGGGAAACTGCGCCGGACAGCGGCGATGACGACGGCCCCTGGCATTGGTGGCCAGAGCAGCCGCAGAAGAGCGGCCTGTACTGGTGCATCACGGGCCCTATGTCCCAAGGTGGGAGTCTCTACTGGTGGAGTGCTGAGAAGGAGAGATGGGAGCACGCGGCCATGGCCTTCCCGCTATCGCCGACCGTGACGATCTGGATGCGATGCCCGCAGCTCCCTGAGAGTATGGACTGGGAAAGGCAGGAGGACCCAAATGGCGAAGAATAAGAAAACACACCACCGCCCCGGACCGGGTAAGCCCCGGGGCGCGACCTATGCCCAGGTGCTGGCCCACAAGGCGGCCGTCCGGAAGGGGCTGGAGCAGGCCGCCCGGGACGCCACGGTGCAGGTACAGGCGGATACCCATACCCAGCGGGCCATGTGGCTGATGGTGTGCTCCATCGCCGACGCCTACGGCTTCGGCCCCAAGCAACTGCAAAAGTTTTTCACCGCGCTCCAGGACAACACGGACGAGCTGGAGCGGATGCGGACAGACGTGGACGAGGAATATGCCTTTGAAAAGCTCCGCCAGAAGGCGCAGGCGGTCACCGGCATGGAGGTGCATTACCTCTACGAGCAGGAGGCTCTGCTGGCTGAGATGCAGGCGGCCAAGGAGGGGGTGTCAGCCCATGAGTAAGCGGATAATCCAAACCACACCCAGCGGCGAATGGATGCCGCTGCCAAAAATGCCGGTGGCGTGAGGCCGGGAGCCTATGTCGTTGGACGGTTATGGGCCGGAGACGATAGCCTAGGCCACCGGATACAGCATATCGACCACCGCGATGTACATGAAAGAATTTTTTAAGGCTGGACCATGTGAACGATGCTCATCCAAGAGCATTTGTGATGCGACCGGCGGGACGTGCAGAAGAAAAGAGCGGTGGAAAACTTGCAAGGAGGAACCGAACGGTGGACGATAAGACGCGCGCCCTGCTGGGTGATCACGAGGCGACGAAACTGGCGCATCTCTCCCTCTTCTCCGGCATCGGGGGACTTGACCTTGCCGCCGAGTGGGCCGGATTTACCACCGTCGGACAGTGCGAGTGGGCGGATTATCCCACCCGCGTGCTGGAAAAACACTGGCCGGACGTGCCGCGCTGGCGGGACATCCGCACGCTGACGAAGGAGAGTTTCTATGAAAAGACAGGACTGCGAACAGTTGACATTATTTCGGGCGGATTCCCCTGTCAGCCGTTTTCCGTTGCCGGGAAGCGACGAGGCAAGGAGGATGACCGTTACCTCTGGCCTGAAATGCTTAGAGTTATCTCGGATCTCCGGCCCGCTTGGGTTGTTGGCGAGAACGTTGCTGGGATCGTCAATATGGCGCTCGACCAGGTGTGCGCTGACCTGGAAAGCGAGGATTACTCCGTCCAAGCGTTTATTATTCCGGCTTGTGCCGTCGACGCCCCGCACAGGCGCGACAGATGCGCGATTATCGGGTGTAGAGCGCTGGAAAGAAAACATAACGGGAGAGGATGGAGACCCAATTCTCTGGAAAACTCCGATTGCGTCAGATTCGGCAAACAGGGAATTTTATCACAACAGCCGAGGCGAACCAAATTTGAGCGGGATGGTAAAGATGGGGCCAACGCCGATTGCAACGGACTGGAAGAACAGGGGATGCAAGGATTACCGGAAAAACAGGAAGCATCAGTTGCAAACGGAGGTTGGTGGCCAGCTGAACCCGACGTGGGTAGAATATCTTATGGGGTTCCCTCTCGGGTGGACCGACTTAAATGCCTCGGAAACGCCGTAGTGCCCCAGCAGTTTTATCCGATCTTTCGGGCCATAGCGGACATAGAGAGGGGAATTATACATGGATGATATCAAATTAGCCCTTCTAGGCAATAAAGAGGCGGCCAAGCGGCTGACGGATGCGGGGGTGCTACTGCCATGCCCGGGTTGCAGGGGTGAAGACACAAAGCACAGGGCTGTAATGGCATGCGTAATGATTGAATGCCTGTGTGGGTTTATGGCGGCGGGCTACGACTTGGAAGAAGCACGGCAGATATGGAACACCCGCGCGCCGATTCTGAGCGCGGAGGAGATGCTGGAGGGGATGGAATGAACACGCTGATTTTGTACGCTATGGGGATTGCATCGCTGGTAGTCATTATTGCCGGGGCATTTACCGTGGTGGTCATGATTGTGTACTATATCCAAGTCATGTGGTCAAAGATTTCTGCCTGCGCAAAGAACACAATGGAGTATTTGCAAAACAAGCAAGATTTTGAGGTTTACAAAGCCGACGTGCTCCACTGGGATATGGTAAAGCGAGAGAAGGCGCTGAGGTGCCGGGAGTGCGCATATCGGAAAAAGTACATGGACGAGGAGGCCCAGCCATGACGCGGGAAGAAGCGATCAAGTCATTGCAAAACATAATCGAATACTGGACATATAAGCCGACTGAGGTTGAAGCCGCTAAGATGGCAATTGCCGCCCTCCGCCCCGTCAGCCGGGAGCAGGTAGAGCGGGTGTGGCCGGGGTGCGAAGCTTGCAAAGACGCAGGTTTAGCAATTGGAGAGGTTCAGTTTTATGGACCTTTTGAAGGGCCTATTGATGTATCTGGAAATATGCACTACTGCCCCAATTGTGGTCGCCCTATAACCCCAGTGGCGAAGGACAGACAGGGGAAGAGATTGGAGACGCTGAAAGATGAAAAGAGCGATCTATGATGGTGTGCTCCTGCTGGACGAGTCTCTGCCCTATGAGGTGGTCGAGCTGCCTCTGCCGCGTGACTCCCCGGTAGAGCTCCTAGAGCCGGAATCCGGGCCACCCAAGGAGCCCCACGGCCGGAACGCAGCGGAGAAGCGGGAGATCCTGGACCGCCTCTATGCCTACCGCAAAAGCGCGGGGCTGGGCTGCTTTGAGCCACTGGCTGAGGCTTGCGGCAAAGGGATTACACCGGATCTGCTCCGCCGCCTCTACAGCGGGGACGAGGTGGTGCCCATCCAGGTGTGGCGTCAGGTCGGCGCCGGCCTGGGCAAGCTGGGTGTGTCCAAGTTGGACACAAATGGGGGATAAGCATGGGAGACTGCGTCCGTATCGAGGAGTACCGGCGCACCTGTGCTAATTGCTACTGGCACAATGACGCCATGGGGGCGTGTAGGCACCCGGGAGGCTGGTGGTGGGATAAGCGGTATCATCACTGCGCCACCTTCCGGTGGCGGGACGGCCCACCGGGGAGAAAGAAAGGAGAAACTCAGCATGAAAAATAAGAACCTGCGGAGATTGCGCTGTCTGGTGACGGCGCAGACCAGGGGCAATCTAGAGCGGCTGGCCCAGATGGACGGGTGCGGCGACGTGGGCCGCATGGTAGACAAGTTGACCCGGGACAAGATGCTGGCCCTCCGCCAGTCTGTCGTCGGGCCATGGGCGGCCCACTATGTGGCCCGGGCTAAGAGGGTGGATTGATGGCAAAGCGGCTCAAGACCATCACGGCGGGGCGCCTGGTGGTCGTTGGGTGCTACACCATCCCAACACCCCGCAGCACAGAGAGGGAAAGGAAAGCACTGCGTGAGATCTCCAGCGCAGCCCAGATGACGATTAACGCCAACCGCTCCTGGCAGCGGCTGGAGCTGTTGCTGGCCGCCAACTTCGGGCGGAGAGATCTCCACGTGGTGCTCACCTATGACGACGAGCACCTTCCGGCCAACCGGCAGGCGGCGGTGCAGCGGGTGCGCAAGATGCTGCCCCAGCTCCGAGCTGTGCGGAAGTCCAGAGGGCAGGAACTCAAGTACATCTATGTGACGGAGCAGCTCAGCTCCGAGGGCGGGCGGCTCCATCACCACATGGTAGTCAATGGTACCGGGGCGGATTTGGATGTGCTCCGATCTCTCTGGCCTTATGGTGAGGTGGAGCTGGAGACCCTGGACACATGGCAGGGCTATGAGGCCCTGGCCAAGTATCTGACCAAGGAACCCAGGGAGCTGGGTAAGCCGGAGGTTGGGGCGCGGAACTGGGCGGCCTCCATTGGGCTGACAAAGCCGAAGGTGGAAAGTGAAATCGTCAAGGATAACCTGACGGTGGCCGCGCCGCCCGGAGCAGTCATCCTCAGCGCGCCGCCACCCGTGCGAAACGAGTTCGGCGAGTTCGTTATGTTGAAATACTATTTACCAATAAAAAAGAAGGAGGAGAAGAAAGGAAGCAGGCCACCGCGCAGGCGGAAAAAAGAATAGCTCGCGCGTCTTTATTCGGTCTGGAAACCAGGGGTAACAAGTCCACGGGGAGGGAGAAAGTGCATGGAAAAGTTGCAAAAGAGAGGCGAGTGTGGTAAACTAATCGTGAAGGACGGATGGTTGATGTGTCCGTCCTGCCGGCGGCGGAAGGTGCTCCAAGTGAGACCAGACACCACGGCGAAAAATCTCATCGTCTATTGCCGAGATTGCCGGACGGAGACGATGGTGGATATCGAACAGGGCCAGTGCTTTGAGAGCCAGTGCCGATGATCAAGCCCCATACGGGCGGTCGTCGGTGCTGGCTTTTTGTTTTGCCCGGAGGTGATAGCCCGTGGCCATGAAGCCGCTCCGACCTTGCCGGCATCCTGGGTGCCAGAAACTCACCCGTGAGGGCTGGTGTCCCAAGCACAAACCCAAGCGGGCGGAACGCCGGGTGTCCGCTCAGTGGCACGGCTGGTACAACCTGACCGTCTGGACAGACGATCTGCGGCCCAATCAGCTCATGCGGGAACCATGGTGCCGGGAGTGCGCCCGACGGGGCATACGGACCAGGGCCACGGTGGTGGATCACATCCAGCCCCACCGGGGTAACTGGGCCCGCTTTATCGACCGGGACAATTTGCAGAGCCTGTGCAAGTCCTGCCACGATCGCAAAACTGCCCTCGAAATGGCGGCGGAAAAACGGCAAAACCGGGGGCGTTTTTAGCGCCCGGAATCGGCAAGACCGGCGGGATGCTTGGGCGTGCGCAACGGATCTGCCCGCGCACGGCAAGCCGAAGGCTTGCCAGACCCTCCCCCCGGCCTGGAAAAGTTTGGGAATTGAAGCAAGACCGCACGGCCCCCTCGGTGAGAGATTTTCTCCCCACGGGAAATCCCGAAGCCCGGCGCAGCCCCGCAGGTGGCGAAAGCCGGGAGCAGGCGGGGAGAGAGATGGGGGAAAGCTGGGGGCGAGACGGGCGGCAAAACTGAAAACGAGGAGGTGGCCGGAATGGCTATCGAAACACAGAACGGGTACCCGTCCATCCGCATCACGGCGGGGGAGCGGGTACTGAGAAAGGCGGCGGAGCTGGTGCCCTATGAGGAGAACCCGCGCCGTCACGGCGAAAAGCAGATGCAGGCGCTGCGCCGGAGCCTGCGGGAGTTTGGATTTCTCCGGCCGCTCCTGATCGACCGGGAGAACCGGCTGGTGGCCGGCCAGGCCGTCCTCCAGGCCGCCATGGCCGAGGGGATGGATGTGGTGCCATGTATCCTAGCCGAAGGACTGACGGCGGAGCAGCGGCGGGCGTATATCCTGGCGGACAACCGCCTGGCCGAGCTGGCCGAGTGGGACCGGCAGGCCCTGCGGGTGGAACTCCAGGCCCTCAACGACCTGGGCTTCGACCTGGAGCTGACGGGCTTCTCCCTGGAGGCGCTACCCTTCCGCCTGGACGGGGAGCCGCCGGCGGCGGAGGAGGACGCGGAGGCCCCGGTGCAGGGGCGGGCACCGCTGGAAAGCGGCCGCTGCTATCAGCTCGGCCGGCACCGGCTGTATGTGGGTGACGCCACGGCCCCCGGTGCTCTGGATGCGCTTATGGATGGGGCAAAGGCGCGCCTGCTCCTGACCGACCCGCCCTACAATGTCAACCTGTACGGGGAGGCCAGGCCCAGGAGCCGGACGGACGGGCTGCGGGTGCTCAACGACCACTGGGAGAGCGAGGACGCCTTTGAGGACTTCCTGGCGGGGGCGCTGGCCGGATGCGCCGGGCACATGGAGCCGGGCGCGGCCTTCTATCTGTGGCATGCCTCCAGGCACGCGGTCAGCGCCTACCATGCCTGCGCCCGGAGCGGGCTGGGGGTGCGCCAGCAGTTGATCTGGGTCAAGCAGAGCTTCATTCTGGGGCGCCAGGACTACCAGTGGCAGCACGAGCCCTGTCTGTATGGATGGAAGCCGGGAGCGGCCCACCGCTGGGAGGGAGACCGGAAGCAGGGCACGGTCCTGCGCTTCGACCGGCCGGTCCGCTCGGCGGAGCACCCCACCATGAAGCCGGTGAAGCTCTTTGACTACCTGATCCACAACAGCAGCCGCCCTGGGGATATCGTGCTGGACCCCTTTGCCGGGAGCGGGACCACCCTGGCGGCCTGTGAGCAGTCCGGGCGGACGGCTTATGTGGCAGAGCTGGACCCCGGCTATGCGGCGGGAATTGCGGATCGCTGGAGGCGGCTGGCCGGAGAGGAGGCCGCCGCCGCATAAACAGAAGCGAGGTGAGAGAATGCCCGGACCGAGACAGAGCCTGGAGGTGCTGGAGGGAAAGGGCCGGAAGCATCTGAGCCGGAGCGAGCGGGCCCAGCGGGCGGCCGGGGAGGTGCGGCCCGCGCCGCCCAAGCAGCTCCGCGCCCCGGAGTACCTGACCGCGGAGCTCAAGGAGCAGTTCCGCGCCCTGGCCCGGCAGCTCAAGGAGCTGGGGCTGCTCAGCAGCCTGGACTACGACACCCTGGCCCGCTACCTGTTAGCCCGGCAGAGCTATCTGGCTGCCACCCAGGAGGTGATCGCCCTCCAGCGGGGGGCGGAGCGGGCGGACGGCAGCCGGGTCATAGACACCGAGGCGCTGGACGTGGCCACCCGCATCCAGGACCGCTTTTTCAAGCAGTGCCGGGGGTGCGCCAACGACATGGGCCTGACCGTCACCAGCCGGTGCAGGCTGGTGCTGCCGGAGAGTGCGCGGCCCCCGGAGGAAAACGCCTTCGAGCGGCTGATGCGGGAGAAGCGGGAGCGGATGCAGCGTGCCTGAGCGGCTGACCCTGGCACCGGGGGTGGAGGTGCCAGCGCCGGAGGACGGAAGCGTGCTCCGCTACAGCGTGGAGGCGGTACAGGACGTACTGGACTTCTTTTCCCTGCTGTGCTTCGCTCAGAACGAGTGGGCGGGCAAGCCCTTCGAGCTGCTCCCCTGGGAGGAGGAGGCCGTCCGGCAGTTCTACGGTATTCAGGTGCAGGACGAGGACGGCCTGTGGGTGCGCTACCGGCGCTACCTCTACGACGAGCTGCCCAAGAAAAACGGCAAGACGGAACTGGCGGCCGGCCTGGGCCTGTATCACCTGCTGTACGACGGCGAGGAGCGGCCGCGGGTGGGGGTGTTCTCTTCCGACAAGGAGAACGCCTCCCAGATTTACGAGGCGGCCAAGTACATGGTGGAGAACACCAGCCTGGGCCAGCCGGAGCACGACCCCATTGCCTGGGCGGTGGACTCCCGCAAGGAGATCCACACCAAGTACGGCGGCGTGCTCAAGGTGTACTCCGCCGACGCGGCCACCAAGCACGGATACTCCTTCAGCGCGATTATTATCGACGAGCTCCACGCCCAGCCCAACCGCAGGCTGTGGGACGTGCTGACGGCCGGCTCCAACGCCGCCCGGCGGCAGCAGGCGGTGATCGTGCTGACCACGGCGGGCGACGACCCCGACCGCACCAGCATCGGCTGGGAGGTGCACGAGAAATGCCGCCGCATCCTGGCCTGGCGGCGGGGAGAGCCCGAGCGGGAGGGGGACGCGGACGCGCCGGAGTGGTGCCCCATCATGTACGGCATCGGTATCCTGGCCGGAGACGACCCGGAGCGGATCGCGGAGCTGGACATCTACGATGAGGCGCTGTGGTACGCCTGCAACCCGGGGCTGGGGCACAACCTCAAGCTGCGGGACTTCCGGGCGGACGCCCGGGCGGCCCGGCAGAGCGAGGCAGCGGAGCGGTGGTTCCGGTGGCTGCGGCTCAACCAGTGGATCTCCACCAAGAGCGTGGGATGGCTGCCCCTGACGATCTACGACAAGACCCAGTTTAACCGGCCGGAGTGGAAGGTTCTCAACGCCCCGGCCCGGCGGCAGGCGGCGCGGGACTATCTGGCCGGCAAGAAGTGCTTCGGCGGGCTGGATCTGTCCACCACCACCGACCTGACGGCCTTTACCCTGCTGTTTCCGCCCCAGGAGGGGCTGGATACCTGGGCGGTGCTGTTCTGGGCGTGGCGGCCCGAGGAGGGTGTGCTGGAGGCCGAGCAGCGGGACCATGTACCATACCGGGACTGGGCCCGAGCGGGCTTTTTGGCGCTGTGCCCCGGCGATATGGTGGACTTCACCATGGTGGAGGACGCTGTGGCCGCGGCAGCCGATGTGTTCGACTTGGACACATTGGGCGTGGACCCCTACCTGTCCCGCACGCTGACGCCCCGGCTCATGGAGCGCGGCGTCAATGTGGTGGAGATCCCCCAGGACATGAAGAACCTGTCCCCGGCCATGAAGGAGATAGAGCGGCTGATCCGTGCCCACCAGATGCTCCACGAGCACAACACGGCCGCCCGCTGGTGCTGGGGCAACGTCCGCTGCGCGGTGGATGGCAACGAGAACATCAAGCCCATGAAGAACCGGAGCATCGGCCGCATCGACATCACGGTGGCCTGGATCATCTCCATGGCCGTGGCGTTGCTCCGGATGCCGGTGGGACCGGACATCAACGAACACATACTCTCCGAGGATTGGGGGATTTAAGATGAAACATCTGAAGGCGGCCGGGCGGAGGCTGGCGCTCTACCTGGACGACCTGCTGCTCCTGGCCGGCAGCGCCTGCTTTGTGCGGGCGGCCTGGGAGCTGGGCGGCCGCCCGGCCGCGCTGCTCGTGGCCGGCGGGTGCCTGGTGGCCTACGCCGTGGTCATCGCCAGGGCGCGGAGAGGGGGAAGACGATGATCCTTGACCGGGCAATCAACGCGTCGATGGAGACGCAGACGCTCTCCCAGGAGGAGCTGGGGCGGTTCCTCAAAAATCTGTTCTTGACCGGGGAGGATGTGGAGACGGGCCAGAGAACCGCAGAGCGGCTCTCCCCGGTGGCGGCTGCCCACCGCATCCTCAGCAACTCCTTCGGGCTGATCCCCTTCGGCACCTATGTCAAGGACGGGGACGCCCGGCGGGCGGTGCACGACCCGGCGCTGGACCGGCTGCTGAAGGTGCGGCCCAACGAGCGCATGTCCCCATTTCTGTGCCAGAAGCTCATCATGTCCAACGCCTTCTGGCACGGCTTCGGGGCCTGCTGGAACCGGCGGGACGGAGCTGGCCGCCTGGTGGCCCGCATCCCCCTGCCCACGGAGTGCTGCACCATCCGCAAGGACCTGGAGAGCGGACATTACTGGTACGACTACAACGTGGACGGCTGGCAGCGCACCTTTGCCCCCTATGAGCTGTCCTTCCTCTTCTTCGAAACCTATGACGGTATTCGAGGCCGCGGCTTGCTGGATCTGGCACGGGAGACAGTGGCCATGGATACCATGGCCCAGCGCTACGGCAAGAAGTTCTATCAGAACGGGGCCCGGTTGTCCGGCATCGTATCGGTGGACAGTGACACCAACCAGAAGGCCCGCGATAAGGTCAAGAGTCAATTCAAACAATACGCCTCCGAGGACATGTTTACGGTGGCAGTGCTAGACCGTAACATGACATACACCCCCTTGGGGGTGAACCAGAGCGACGCCCAGTATATCGAGAGCCGGCAGTTCACGGCGGAGGAGGTCGCCCGGTTTACCGGCATCCCCAAGCACATGCTCCAGACGGGCAAGGAGAGCTACGACTCCAACGCCCAGCAGCGGCAGAACTACGTGACCGACACCCTGCTGCCCTACGTGGTGCAGTGGGAGCAGGAGGACGGCTATAAGGCCATCCCGCCGGACAAGCGGGACGGGGACGGCTGGTACATGCGGGGCAATGTGGCGGTGCTCCTCCGGGGCGACGACCTGACCCGCAGCCAAGTTTACGAGCGGATGATCCGCACCTCTGTTTACAACCCGGACGAGTGCCGGGCCATGGAGGAGAAGGCCCCCATCCCCGGCGGACTGGGCCAGAAATTCCTGGCGACGAAGAATCTGGCCTCCCTGGAGGCCGTGCTGAAAGGAGAGAAATAGAACAATTTCTTTGACAAGTTCACAGTGGGCGTGTGCTGCCTGAAAGCAAGCACCGGGAGTTGACACCCGTTAGGCGAAGAGAGCGAAGACAACAGCGAGCATGTGCGGCTGAAGTCACATGTAAAATTTTCAGAAATCCCTTGACTTTTTGTGCCACAAATAGTATTATTGTGGCACAGAAAGTAGGTGGTGAATTGAGCCCGCGAACTGGACGCCCCAAAGCAGAAAAGCCTAAAACAGTAGAGGTCAAGGCACGAATTGATGAAGAAACAAATATTCGTCTTGAAAAGTACTGTGAAAAGCATGGCGTTACACGGACAGATGTTGTTCGAGAAGGAATCGAGACTGTTTTGAGGCAAAAAAAGTAGAAGCAACCCGCCCACTACCACATGCACGGATTGCTTCTATCTCACCACACCCGAAGGTTTGGTAAATCCATTCTATCACGCCTTCTGGTGAAAATCAATCAGGAGGTTTTTGAAAATGCTGGATTCAGCGAAAGGGTCAGCGAAAGGGAAAGCGGAGGCTGTTCAAGCGGAGTTCGGAACCCTGCGCGTTTTGGTGGATGCAGTGGATGACAAGGTAAACTTCTTTATCCGGGAAAAAAGTGTGTTCGGTGCCTACCACGAGTTTATCAAATCCATTGCTCTGGATATCCAGACACTACTGGCCGTGGTCAACAGAACGGTATGGGATATGGAGAAGGAGCAGGACGAACTGGTGCATATGCTGGCGAGAGGTAAGTACAATGGGCAAACTAATTGACCTGACCGGGCAGAGACTTGGACGGTTGGTGGTGATTGAACGTGCTACGGATCATGTGACATCAGGTGGTCATAGATTCGTGTGTTGGCGGTGCAAATGTGATTGTGGAAATACAGTTGTAGTCAAAGGAGCAAGCCTTCGGTACGGCATTACAAAAAGTTGTGGTTGTATCTCTGCTGAACTTTTAGATCAACGAAATACCATTCACGGAATGAGTCACACAAAACTTTACGAGGTATGGAAGGGAATGAAAAGCCGCTGTGAAAATCCTAATCACGTTGGGTTTAAGGCCTATGGCGGACGAGGCATTTCGGTGTGCGAGGAATGGAGGGATGACTTTCGCCAATTCTACGAATGGGCCATAGTACACGGTTATATGGATGGTTTGACAATTGACCGTGTTGATAATATGGAAGGGTATTCCCCAAAGAATTGTCGATGGGTGACCCAAGCATTTCAAAATACACACAAGAGGAATAATCATCTTATTTCTTTTTCTGGTCAAACCCATACACTTGCAGAATGGGCAAGAATTACAGGGATAGATAGAACTGCGATTTTAGATAGGTTAAAACGTGGCTGGTCGATTGCACGTGCATTGACAGAGAAAAGTAACAAGAAAAAATAAGAAACCTGTTGGAGATAGCTACCTCCACCAACTGAGCGAATGCGCTCTCTTGGTGGAGGTAGCCATCTCCATTTATTTTGAGAAAAGGAAGTGATATTTTGGCGGAAGTCCAGTTGAGAGGAGAAATTTTGGATAACGATTCAGCCAACATCGCCCGGTGGTTTGGATGGCATGACCTTACGGCCCCCATGGACATTCAGGCCGCCTTGGAGGCGGCGGGGGGCGAGGACGTGACCATCCTGGTGAACTCACCGGGGGGCGACCTGTTTTCCGGGGCGGAGATTCGCTCTATGCTCCGGCGGTACGCAGGCAGAACCACGGCTCTGTTTCAGGGCTACGGGGCCAGCGCGGCCACCCTGGCGGCCACCGGCTGCCAGGTGATCCAGAGCGAGCCGGGGGCCCTGCTGTGCTACCACAACCCGTCTGGCAGCGCAGAGGGGGACTGGAGGGACATGGCCGGGGCTTCCAAAAGCCTGAAAAACGCCCAGGACAGTATTCTTGACACCTATCTGGCCCGGCCGGGGTGCCGGGCTACCCGGGAGGAGCTGGTCTCCCTCATGGACAAGGACATCTGGATCACCCCCACCCAGGCCAGGGAGTACGGCCTGATCGACGAGATTGTGGGGGCGGCCCAGGAGCCGGAGGAGGAGCCGGCGGCTTTTGTGGCTGCGGCAGGGCGGCGTATCCGGCTGACGGCGGCCATGCGGGAGCAATATCAGGCCCATGTGGCAGCCGAGCGGGCCGAGGCGGCCCGGAAGGACGAGGCGGCGCGCACCCTGGCACGGCTCAGGGCGCTTGCTGGATTTTAAGGACTGAAAGGAGATAACAGCATGGATTTCATGGAAAAGATCACCGAGCTGCGTGCCAAGAAGGGCCAGTTGCTCACCCAGGCCCAGGCCCTGGTAGACGAGGGTAAGATTGAGGAGGCCAACGAGCTTACCGGCCAGATGGAGGCGATCAACACCTCGATTGCCGGCCTGGAGGCGCTGGCCAAGGCCAGCCAGGAGGGCGCGAAGCCCGCTTACGACGGCGCGCTCCACAGCGGCAAGCCCAAGGACGAGGGCAAGGGAGAGGACAAGCCTTTTGCCTCTTTGGGCGAGCAGCTCCAGGCCGTCTATAACTTCCGCAAGAACCACGTGGAGGATAGGCGCCTCCAGAGGGTCAACAACGCGGTGCTGGGCGTCAACGAGGGCAGCGGCGCCGATGGAGGCTTTGCCATCCAGACCGATTTCGCCGGGATGATCCTGGAGAGCGCCGTGCAGCAGAGTCCCTTGCTCAACCGGATGGACCGCTACACCTGCTCCAGCGCGGCCAACGCCATGCGGTGGATCTCGGCCGACGAGACCGACGTGAGCAAGAGCGTGTTCGGCGGCATCCAGATGTACTGGGCCGCCGAGGGGGCCACAGTGGCGGCCAGCAAGCCCCAGTTCCGAGAGCTGAAGATGGACCTGGAGAAGATGATGGGCTTCCTCTACTGCACCGACGAGATGCTGAGCGACTCCGCCTTCATGTCCAGCTTTGCGGGTCCCTCCTTCGCCCTGGCGGCCGACCGGCTGCTCACTGAGAGCTCGATCTCCGGCGACGGCGTGGGCAAGCCCCTGGGCCTGCTCCGCTCCAAGGCACTGATCGAGGTGGCCAAGGAGGCCAGCCAGGAGGCGGGCACCTTCGTGGGCGCAAACGCTATCAAGATGCAGGCCCGGGCCATGCCCAGGGGCAGGGAGCGGCTGGTGTGGCTGATGCACCCCGACCTGGAGGAGCAGCTCCCCTATCTGTCCATCCAGAGCGGCGAGGCGGCCAAGTTCCTGTGGAATCCCGAGGGCGGCCTGGGCAACTTCGACACCCAGCGGGTGCTCAACAAGCCGGTGCTGTTCGAGGATAGCTGCGCCTCCCCCGGCGTGCGGGGCGATGCGCTGCTGGTAGATCCCTACATGTATATCCTGCTCACCAAGGGCACCGTCAAACAGGACTGGTCGATCCACGTGGAGTTCCTGACCGACCAGAACTGCTTCCGGGTGGTGTACCGCTGCAACGGTGCGCCCAAGGTCAACAAGCCCCTGACCATCAAGAACAGCAGCAAGGCCCGCAGCCCCTTCGTGGCGCTGGCGGACCGGAAGTAAGGAGGAGCAAGCATGAAGCGTATTTCGGAAGCACTGGCGTTCCAGAACGTCCTGGCCCCCCAGAGCGTGGCGGCCTCCACCGACAAGACGACCGCCTATGTGGACGTGTCTGGGGTGGAGGAGATTGTATTCCTGGTGTCCGCCGCCGCCCTGGGCAAGGGAAAGGGGCTGACGGTCTCCCTGCTGGCCTCCGGCGACAGCGGCGGGGACGGAGCGGAAGAGATCGGCAAGGCTACCTTCACGGACAGCGTAGGCACCGCCCCCCAGCTTGCGGTGGTGACGTACAAGGTGAGCGCCCTCAACGGGCGGTATGTGGCCGTCAAGCTCCGCCACGATGCGGCGGCCGAGGTGGCCTGCGGCGTGACGGCGGCCTCCTCCGGGCTCTACCTGCCCGCGGCCAACGGCTGGACGTTGGCGGTGTGACATGGCGCTGAGCGAGGCGCGGCGGGCCAGCCTGCTGGCCTACTGCCGCATCGAGGAGCCAACCGCGGAGGAGCTGCTCACCCTGGAGGGGCTGTACGACGCGGCGGTGGGCTACCTGGAGCAGGCGGGGGTGTCTGAGCCGGAGGAGGGCACCCCCCGCCGGGCCCAGTACGACCTGTGCGTCAACTTCATGGTGTTGCGGGACTTCGACTTGCGGGAGGCTACGATCACCGGCACGATTGTCAATGACAACCCGGCCTTCCGGCGCCTGCTCACCCAGCTCAAGCTAACAGAGCCGGATGTGTCCAAGTTGGACACATCCGGGGGTGGGGAGGTGTGAGGCAATGGCAGACTACATCGACGCAGGGAAGCTGAATAAGGCCGCCCAGGTGCTGGAGCTGCGGGAGACCGCGCCCGGCGTATGGGAGTGGGTGCCCGCCCGGCGGACCTGGGCCTCCATCACGTTACAGCCGAAAACCAACCTGTTTTCCAAGGTGGGCATCGGGGCCAGGAACGCCGCCGTGATCGTGCGGCGGCAGCCCCTCACCCTCCACCACGCCCTCCGCTGGGGTGATACCCACCTGTTTTTGACCTCGATCACGCCCATGGGCCGCAACCACCTGGAGGTGGACGCGGCGGTGGTCAGGGTGGAGACGGTGCGGCAGATGGCGGAGCGGGACACAGTGGTACAGACCTTTCCGGGGGTGCTCACCGAGAAGTATGTCCGGCACGGCCAGGAGTGGCCCATGTCAGTCAACGAGCTGGGGCTGGTTCTGGTGACGCCCAAGGCCGTCACCCTCCCGCCCGGCGGGCTCGTAGAGGCTCGTGGGGCGCTGTGGGAGATCCTGGCGCCCCACGAGCTGGATGAATTTAAAAACGAGTATGAGATCGGAAGGACGGTGGACCTGTGAGCAGCACGGCGCGTATGGACCGGGCGCGGCTGGAGCAGTTCAACCGCTTTTGGGAGGAGCTCCTCCAGGCAGTGCCGGACGCACGGCGGCAGGCGGTGGAAGAGGCCGGCGCGGCCGTCCAGAGGGAGCTCAACACGCAGATCGGCGCGGCGGAGCTGGCCGATGGGGCCAAGGGCACCGTGCGCACCTGGCAGGAGCTGCGGGTGGGCAGCAAGGGCGGCTATGCGGCCCTCTCTCCCGGAAAAGGGACGGCCCAGCCCAGGGCGGGGGAAACGCAGCACACCTGGAAGGGAAAGCCCGTGTCCAAAAAGCAGGTCACCCGGTGGCTGGAGCGGGGGCACGGCACCCGCAGGCCGGCGCCCGGAACCAGCCGGTCGTGGAACCAGGCGGGGCGGGCCGGAGTCACGCGGGCCTCAGCCGCCGGATATGTCAAGGGCCGGCAATTCTATAGCTGGACAAAGGCGAAGGCGCTGGAGCTCGCGCTGAAAGCGGCGGACCGGGTGCTGAGCCGGATTGCGGATGAGGTGGATTATTGAGATGCTTACAACCAATACGCTGATGAATGCCGTGGAGGCGGCGCTGAAGCGCCTCTATCCGGGAGAGCCGGTCTACTATGACGAGCTTCCCAAGGACTTCCGGCGGCCCTCCTTTACCCTGGAGTGCCAGAAGGCGGAGCAATCCGATGTCAACATCGGACTGGTACGCCGCAGCGTGACCCTTCTGGTCACCTGCTATGTGGAGGCGGACGCCTACCATGACAGCAGCCGGAAGGCGCTGAACCAGCGGCAGGACACAGTGATGGGCCTGTTTGCCCAAGGTTTTTTCCAGGTGGAGGACCGGGCCCTGACGGTGCAGGCAAACCGTGGACTTGGGAACCCGGACTTTGCCGAGGTGAGCGCCGTATTCCAGTGGGTGGATGCCCGGCCGGGCTATCAGGACCCGGAGGCGGCGGACACCCCCAAGATGGAGCATTTTGCAATCAAACGAACTGCGCTTTGACGCAAGAGAGGATGATACGATGGCGACGACAATCGGGCTGCCCAGCCTGACGATCACTTTCCAGGCGGCCGCCCAGCAGGCGGCCAACCGGAGCAAGAAGGGCTATGTGGGCGTATTTGTACGGGACGCCAAGGCCCAGGGCGTCCACCAGCTTTCCAGCGCGGCGCTGATTCCCACTGAGCTGGGGCAGGAAAACCAGAATTACATCAGGAGGGCGTTCACCGGCAGCGACCGGGGCGGCCCCAGCAAGGTGGTGGCGGTGGTCATCGCCACGGGCACGGAGGACACCACCGCCCTGGAGGCGGGCCTCAAGAGCATCGAGGGGCTGACGCTGGACTACCTGGCCGGGCCGCCCGACGCGACGGCCGCCGAGCTGGCGGCGCTGGAGGAGTGGGTCAAGGGCCGGAGGGCGGCCTACTTCACCGAGAAGCTGGTGGAACCCAACGCCGCCAAGGCCCCGGACGACATGGGGATCATCGACTTCGCCGAGACCGACGGGGCCATTGCGGAGGGGGAGGCCACCTACACCGCCGGGCAGTACGCCAGCCGGATCGCGGGTGTGCTGGCGGGCATCCCCGCGGGCATGTCGGCCACCTACGCCCCCCTGACGGAGCTGACCGCCGTGACGCCCCGCTCCACACAGGAACAGGAGGCGGCCATCAAAGCGGGCAAGCTAATCCTGATCCACGACGGCGTCAAGGCCAAGATCGCCCGGGGCGTCAACTCCCTGACCACCATCCCCGCCACGGGGAAGGCGGACTGGAGCAAGATCAAGATCGTGGAGGGAATGGATCTCCTCACCTACTATCTGCGCACCACCATCCAGGACCAGTATGTGGGCCGGTACGCCAACACCTACGACAATAAGTGCGTCCTGGTGACCGCCATCCAGACCTTCCTGGCCGAGCTGGAGGGCCAGGGGGTGCTCTCCTCCGGGGAGAGCTGGGCGGAGATCGACGTGGAGGCTCAAGAAAAGTGGATGCGCTCCCAGGGCATTGAGACGGCGGATATGACCGCGCAGGAAATCAGGGAGTATCAGACCGGGAGCTGGGTCTTTGTCCGGGTGGGCGGCCGCTTCGTCGACGCCATGGAGGACTTCCAGCTCTCCGTGGACAACCTGTAGCACCGCCCGGAGCGCGAAAAAGCCGGGGATTACTCCCCGGCCTCCCGCTCCATGCGCTCCCGAGCCGCCTGTAAGACATACTGCTGGGTACTTTGCCCAGCAGCAAAGGCAGCGGCGCGGATCGCCGCGCCCTCCTCTTTTGGGGGCCGCAGCATAATTGCATCACACTTTGCCTGTGCTTTTTTTACTGCCCGCTTTTGTGCTTCCGTGCTTGCCATCTTATCACCTTTATCCGGCATCATCTTCTGTGTACTCCAAAATGTCGCCTGGCTGGCAATGGAGCATAGCACAAATACGTGAAAGGTTATCAGTAGATACAACTTTGCCATCTCTTAATGCTTGTATCGTGCTTTCTGAAAGTATTCTTTCACGCCTTAACCGCGTTGTGTTGTACCCAGCGGCTTTTAGCAAAGGAAGAATTTCTTTTGTGTACCGAATCGGCATCGATCGTCCCTCCCTTCTCATGTTGTCCATTATACTACTTAAAATACACGATTACAAGTGTAAAACAGATAAAATAAAACACTGATTTTCGTGTAAATCGTCAATAGAAAAAGCACGGATAATCGTGTAAAATTAAAACAGTCAAGGGGGACAACCCCAAGACAAATAAAAGCCGCCCGGTGACGCGGGCGGCAGAAGGAGGCGAGGTCATGCGGTTCCAGAACGGGACGTGGAGTTGCGGCGGAAAGTCCTTCTCCACACTGCATGAGGCGCTGTTAAGCGTCTGGCCGAAGTAACGGCCGGGGGCCGGGGAGACCCGGCCCCACCCCAAAACTCGTCTCCGGGGCTATTATAGCACGGCAGGCAACGGAAAAGCAATAGGAGGGTTTTATCATGGTGGATTCGGCGAAAGGGAAAGCGGAGGACGTGCGGGCCGGGTTTGATACGCTGCGGGTTCTCGTGGACGCGGTGGACACCCAGTTGGGATTTTTCATCCGGGAGAAGGGGATGTTCGGCCCTTACCGTGAGCTTATCCGGTCTCATGCGCTGGATATCCAGACCATGCTCGGTGTGATTCTTCATGAGGTCTGTGACATGGAGAAGGAGCAGGGCGAGCTGGTGCGAATGCTTATACATCAGAGGACAGAAACAGAAGAGGACACATAACCCATGGAAGCCGGCGGAGGAGGCCGGAGATTATGAAGGAAATGCAGATTTTTGAGAACCAGGAGTTTGGGGCGGTGCGCACCGTCGAACTCGACGGGGAGCCCTGGCTGGTGGGCAAGGATGTGGCCCAGGCGCTGGGGTACAGCGATACTGACCAGGCGCTTAGAAAGCATGTTGACGAAGAGGACAAAAAAATTCTAACCCGTCAAAACGACGGGTTAGCCGGGGGGTCGGGAAACGCGACCTTTGATATTCCAAACCGGGGTATGACCATCATCAACGAGAGCGGCCTGTATTCCCTGGTGCTGTCCAGCAAGCTGCCGGGGGCGAAGAAGTTCCGGCGGTGGGTGACGGCAGAGGTGCTGCCCGCTGTCCGGAAGCACGGGGCGTACATGACGCCCCACACACTGGAACAGGCGCTTTTAAGCCCGGACTTCCTGCTGCGGCTGGCCCAGCGGCTGAAGGAGGAGCAGGAGGGGCGCAGGGTGGCGGAGCGGGACCGGGCCCTCCTGGCCAGGGAGCTGGCGGTTCAGCAGCCCAAAATCGACTACTTCAACGAGCTGGTGGAGCGGAACCTGCTTCTGAGCCTGCGGGAGACGGCAAAGCTGTTGAGCGTGGGGGAAAAGGCATTCATCCGCTGGCTGCTGGAAAACCGGTACCTGTTCCGGGGGAAGAGCGGGAAACTGCTGCCCTATGCCACGCGGCCCAACAACGAATGCTTCGAGGTAAAGGAATGGTTTGACCGGGAAACGGGAAAGGGAGGCGTGCAGACGCTGGTGACGCCGCGGGGGCGGGAGACCTTCCGCCTGCTGTTGGAAGGGAAGCCGGAGAGCGGGCTTTGGAGTTTCCCAGGCGGGGGCAGCATCCCGCTGCCCCCGGAAATGACGGAGGAGGAAGCCAGACGGGCCGAGGAGTGGTATCTGACCGGATATTTCAAACAGGCAGACAGGGAACCGAACCGGCAGACGGCCGGATAAAGGACAGAAAGGACGGATTTCTATGGCAAGAACCATTGACAGCGCCAGGCGGGTCATTTCGGGCACCTGGGGCGAGCTGTGGATCGACGGGGAGAAGGTGGCGGAGGTCTCCGCCTGTCAGGCCAAGGTGGCGCTGAACAAGGAGACCGTCAACCTGTGCGGCCGGTTCATGACCACCCACAAGGCCATGAACGCCAGCGGCACCGGGAGCCTGACGCTGCACAAGGTGGACTCCGGCTTCGCCCAGAGGATGGAGGGCATCAAGCGCGGCGTGGACCGGCGCTTCACGGTGATCTCCAAGCTGCGGGACCCGGACAGCTACGGCGCGGAGCGGGTGGCCCTCTACGACGTCAGCTTCGACGACCTGACCCTGGCCGACTGGCAGGGCGCCGCCATAGGCGCGCGGGGCCCGCCCCCT